GTGGACGCTCTTATGGCGACTGTTATGGCTCTTTATGTTTCTGCGACACACCAAGAATATGGTTTGCAAGTGTTTTGACTTTGTCGTATGTGTGTTATAGGTTGCTAAGTAATGGCGACCCTTTGGCAACGCATAACAGGCAGAGATGTTGAATCACGTTCAGCAACTCCAGTTTGGCCTACCCGTTCTGATTGGTCCGTTGGCGTAAATGAGGCTTTGACTCTCACTGCTGTTTACAGGTCTATACAAATTATTGCGACACCAATTTCTAAAATGCCTATGCAGACTTTTAGATATGCGACAGGTATCGAGGTTCCAGTTGAGAACCCTGTATTAGTAAACAAACCAAACTTTCTAGAATCAAAGCGTGACTTCTTATTTCAGACTGTGGTCTCCATGGCTTTGGATGGTAACGCTTTCTGGCTAAAGTCTTATGGCTCTAATGGTCAGGTCAATAACCTAACTTTGGTTCCAGCTAGTGCAGTTACTATTCGTCTTGTAAATGGTGTCAAGCATTACGACTACCAAGTAAACGCCGATACTCCAGTCGCAACCACTACAACCGACATTCAGCATCTAAAACTGTTTAGCCGAGTTGGTTATCTACGTGGCTTAGGTCCGATTGACTCATGTAATAAAGACATCGCATCTGCTTTAGAACTTCGAAACTTTGCTTCAAACTGGTTTAGTGCTGGTGGCATTCCTACAGGTATTCTAAAAACTGATAAGCCTATTGGTGCTGAAGATGCTAACGAAATCACTGAAAGATGGCACGCCAAGCAGTCTGAGCGTAAAGTTGCTGTTTTAGGTCAAGGCTTTGAATGGCAGACGGTACAACTAAATCCTAAAGACGCTTTGTTTACTGACGTTCAGAGCCAGCAGGTTCAGGCTATCGCTAGACTTTTCGGAGTTCCAGCCAGACTTCTTCTAACTGGTGTAGATGGCTCTAGCGACACTTACAGCAACCTAGTCGATGAGTCACAGACTTTTTATCGCCACACCATTATGAATTACACCGACGCCATCTCTGATGCTCTAAGTGAATGCCTACCAAGAGGCACTAGAGTTGAGTTCAATTTTGAAGGTTTATTCAAGGCTGACATGGCTAACAGATTTGCTATGTGGGAGACTGCCATTCGTGCAGGCTTTATGACTGCTGATGAAGTACGACAGAAAGAGGGTCTAGTATGACCGATTTAGAAACTAGAAGTTTTGAGGTTCGCCTTGACGCTGAAACTAGAGAAGTAGTTGGAATAGCTGTACCGTATGGTCAGGTCGCAGACATCGGTGGCATGTACCGTGAGCAGTTCGTTCCGGGTGCTATCCGTTCAGTTGAAGACGTTAAATTGTTTTGGCAACATTCAGAGCCTATCGGGAAGATTCTTGAGGGAAGAGACACTGAAGAGGGATTCGAGATTAGAGCCAAAATCAGTGACACTCCTAGAGGTAATGAGGCTTACACTTTGCTCCGCGATGGTGTCATTAACAAGTTCTCAGTCGGGTTTATGGCTGTCGAGCAGACCAGAGAGGCTGACTTAGTTACCCGAACCCTAGTCGATTTGAGAGAAGTATCTCTCGTAAGTTTTCCAGCGTTCACCGGAGCATCTGTCTCCGAGGTTCGTGAGGAAATAACCGTTGCCGAAGTGGTGACGGATTCAATCCAAAGTAAGGAAACCATTAACATGTCTGAAAACATGGAATTGGACGTCCGTGCTGTTCAAGATGAAGTGGCTGAAATCCGTCGCGAACTTGAGCTAGTAAAGACTCCAACAATCGCTACAAACGCATTTGAGACCAAGTTTCGCTCACAGGGTGAGTACGCTAAGGCTCTAGTTTCAGGAGACCAAGATGCAGTCGAGTTGTTCCGTGCCACAAGCGCAGACGCAGCACTTCGCCCAGCATTCGTAGGCTTCATTAACAACCTAATTAACTCAGGTCGTCCAACTCTAAACGCATTCAACATTCAGGCTTTGCCAGCATCTGGTCTGACCATTGAATACGCTAAGGTAAACACCAACACAATTGCAGTTGGAAAGCAGACCACAGAGAACACAGCACTATCTACTGGTGACGTGGCTCTATCAACTGTTTCAGTTGCTGTTTCAACTTACGGTGGCTACACAAACATCTCTAAGCAGGCTATCGAGCGTTCAACTGTGAACTACCTAGACGTAGCATTCCAAGCGATGTCTCTTGCTTACGCAAAGAAGATGAACGTGGACTTCATTGCTGTTCTTGCAGGTCTAACATGGACTGGTAAGACATTCGACCTATCAGCTCTAACTGCTGCTGCTGTAATGGGTGGAATCGCTGACGGTGCTGCTTACATCTACAACGCAACAGGTCTTTCACCTGAGTTCATCGTTGCTGGTGTGACTGCATACAAGCGTCTAGTTTCAATCGTTGATACTGCTGGTCGTCCAGTTGTCTCACAGGTTGGCGATGGCTCAAACACTATCGGTGGCTCAAACATTCCGGGTCTAACTGGTTCTATCCTTGGTCTTCCAATCGTTGTAGACCCAGCAATGGACGCTAAGACTGCATACTTGGCTCACTCTGCTGCATTGACTACATACGAGTCAGCTGGAAACCCAACCAGACTAAGCTCAACCGATGTTACCAAGTTGCAGGACACTTACTCTGTTTACGGTTACGCTGCTATCGCAGTTCCGTTCGAGGGTGCAATTGTCAAGCTAAACACTGGAGCCTAATAAATCATGGCTGTAACGGTGGAACAGTTCAAGGCGTATGTTGGAACTAAAGAAGTATCTAGTTTCGTTGATTCATGTTTAGCGTCTGCTAATCAGATGGTCGCGAAGTTTGTCGGGTCAGGGCGAGTGCCTACTGATGTTCTAGACTCTGCTGTTCTTTCTTGCGCTTCTGAACTGTTCCATCGCAGGTCTGCGCCTAATGGCGTGGCTCAATTCGCTGACCTTGGTACAACTGTTCGTATTGCTAAGGACCCAATGAATGCAGCTAGAGAAATGCTCCTACCCTTTACAGGTCCGGGTCTATGAGTAATGAGATAACAGCATCTAAAGCCGAGTTTGCTCTCGACTTACAAAATGCTGGGTTGGATGTTTTGGACTATGTTCCAGAACGTATTGTTCCACCTATTGTTATCATCAGTTCTGGTAGCCCGTATCTTGTGGCTGAAACTATTGGACGTGAATACCGTCTAGGGCTAAATGTAACTTTGGTTGCTTCTACTGCAACTAACGAAGAAGCTACTGAAGCACTAGATGAACTTATTGCTCAAACAGTTTCGGCTATTAGCACTTTGGGATATGTGGTACTCAAAGCTGTAAACACGCCTTATAGGTTAGCTGCTAATAACGCTGAGTATCTTGCTACTGACCTAAACATCGACTTATCTATAACTCTATAACAAAGGAAAAATGATGCCAGCATCAACCAGAATCAAAGCACAAAACATTCTTTTCAAGATTGGTACAACAGAATACAACTGTGACGCTAACCTAATCGAACTAACTCTTAACGATGCTCCGGGCGATGTCCAGACTTTCTGTGAAGTTCGTGTAGGTGGCGAATGGAAGTTGCAGCTAGACGGTCTAACCTCTGGCGACGCAACATCTCTATACCGTGTTCTATGGTCTAACTTTGGAACCGAAGTTGCGTTTACTATCGCACCTAACGGAAACGCTAGCCCTAGCACCACACAGCCACACTACACAGGCACAGTCGTATTCGACCAGTTGCCACCACTAAGCCTAAACTCAGGTGAAATTGTGAAGTTCAGTGTGACTCTAACTGTAAAGAACGCTGTTCACACTCCAGCAACTACTCCACCTGTTTACTACGGTGTAACTGTAAAAACAGCTGTTTAGTTAGTTTCTCTGTGGAGACTGGAATCGGTGTCGAGAATCTCTCTCTGACAGTCAAGGCAATGAAAGAACTAGGGGCAACCCGTGAAGTTCTAACTGAGCCCGGCTATCAGGGTGCTCTCATCTTGATTCGCCAAGCCAAGTCACTGGTTCCAGTCAAAACAGGTGCGCTATCAGAAAGCATGAGACCTAGACGTATTCAGTCTGGTGGAAGTGTTCAAGCTGGTGGCAAACGTGTACCTTACGCTAACCCAATTCACTGGGGTTGGCTAGTGGTATCTAGTGCTCATAGAGGAAAACTAAGACCCGGAACTTACAGGGGGATTAGACCACAGCCTTTCTTTAGTGAGGCATTAGGCTATACAAAGCAGGAGATACTCGAAAACTATGAGCGTCTAATGCGACAAACAATCGACAACTTACCGGGAGCAACTAAATGACCACCAATGTATTTGACTTCGAATCACTAACCCTAAATGAAGTTGAGCAGATTGAACTAATCACAGGTTCATCTATCGACCAACTTATGGATGCTGGACAGCCTAAAGGAAAGGCTATGAAAGCAATCATCTTCGTAATGAAGAAAAGAATTGACCCAAACTTCACTATCGAACAGGCAGGAAACCTCTCCATGACAGAGGCTAACGCATTGTTTGCTGGTGATAACACAAAAGAATAGTTGCTGATGTTGCAGCCGAACGAATAGCGTTCATGGTTGTCCACGCAGGTCTAAGCCTTTCTGAAGCTAAGGAAATGACTTTGCGAGAATACAGGGCTGTAATAGATGCGCTAAGAGATAAAGGAACTGACTGATGGCACAGAATCTAGTAGTCAATTTTATTGGTAACAATAAACTTGATAAGACTGCTGTCGCTGCCAATGCGAGTCTCCGTAAGTTTGAGCGCACTGCCAAGCAAGTTGGGGCAAATGTAAACAGGTCCCTTGGAGCCCTAGGTTTAGGTCTTGGAATTGCGACTCTAACTAATGAACTAAAGAAAGCCACTAAAGCTGCATCTGATGACCGCAAGGCTCAGGGACTTTTAGCAAATGCACTTCGCAACACGGTCGGGGCTACTGATTCGGCTATTGCTGGAGCAGAACTATTTATCAAGAACACACAGTTACAAACTGCTGTATTAGATGATGAACTTAGACCAGCCCTTGCTACTGCTGTTAGAGCCACTGGGTCA